GCGCAGTCCATCCGCATGGTGGCGCGGATGTGCGTCTGGTCCTTGCTGAAGGCGTCGTCGCTGGTGTTGGAAGCCAGCAGACGCAGGCCGCCCCAGCGGGCAACCATGACATCAGCGAAGTTGCCGAACAGGATGGAGTAGTCGTCGTCGGTTGCCGGTGCGGTCATCTGCGTCGAGATGCTGAAGGGATAACCCAGAAGCTGAGTCATCGGGCCCTCAGACAGCATGAAGCGCGAGACCTCAAGGTTGGAACCGGAACCGGCAGTGTTGTTCTCCGACTTGATCTGACGGATGTTGGTCAGCGCCTGGGGGTGCATGATCCACCCAAGGCTGCCCTTCAGCGCGTTGCTGTCCATCAGGCTATCGATGAAGCTAAGAAGCTCGGGCACAGTCGGCGAGAGCGTCGAGGTCAGAGTGGTCTCGATCTTCGCCACATTGTCATCAGCCATGATGCCCGTAGGCTCACCAACGCCGCCGCCCTTGAGCACCGCCGAATCAACGGCAAGGCCAAGCTGCTGGGCAAGATCCTGCTCGATGATCTGGTCAGCGGTGGGCTGAGAGGTCTCAAGCAGCAGGTTCGACAGCACCACACGACCAGCAACGGTCTTGGGGCTCATCGAGATCTGCTCGAAGCCAAGATCCTGAGCGGTGATCGTGGAGTTCTCGCTGACCCAGTAAGCCGTAGCGGAAGTCGAGATGCGGGGGATGACGCAGGGGATACCCGTGCACTGCATCTCCTGAGCACCGCGCTCAAAGACGGTGACTTCCGCCTTCAGCTTCTCGATGATCGGGCGGATAGCCTCCTCAGGGACGATCCAACCGCCGGTATTATCCGAGCCTTGGCTCATGTCCTTGGCGCGCATGTTCTTGAAGACCTCGTGCTCGTAGGGAGCGTTGTCGAAGTCCCTCTGAGCGATAGCGCGGCAAGCACGAGCAAAAGAGAAGCCCTCACGCTCGCCATTCTTGGCGATCTCAACACCCGGCAGGTGCGCGCGCTTCTCCTCCTTCACGGTCTCGCGAAGCTCACCCATGACATCCTCAAGCCCTTTGATCTTGGACTCAAGCTCGGTGCGCTTCTCGGCTTCAGCGGTTTGCCATTCGGCGATGGTGCCCTCAAGGCTCTTGCCCAGGGACTCAAGCTGGCCCTCAAGGGCCTGCAGCATGTTGTCAGCCATTACTGACTCCTCAGTTGGTTGTGGGTTTAGTGGAGAGTTCCCGCCTAACGCGATCCGCGAAACCCCGGCTCACGCTGTCAAGAATCCCTTCGATGTCTTTCGCTTCGATCTGAGAAGCATCGGGTGACTTAGCTTCGGGCTTCGCGCAATCGCAGCCGCCGTCGTCACCACTCCTCTTGTCTTCGCGCAGTTTCACCGTCAGGTCGGTCAGAGCATCCACAAGTTGGCGGGTTGCCTTGGTCTGCTCTGCCTGTTGCTCAACGAGGTAGGCCATGGCCTGCAGGCCACGCTCCTCGCTTCCGGTGTCGGGAGAGGACTCGTACTCCTCATCACCGTCACCGCTGTACATCTCGATCGCCTCGCCAATCATGTCGGCAGCGGTCTTCAAGGCGCTCATCGCCTCTCTCAGCTTGCTGACATCCTTGGTCTGGATCGGGGCCTCTTTCTCTTCGCCGCAGGCGTCCTCGCACACGGAGTTCGCCACGGCAACGGCTTGGTCTTGTTCCATACCCTCTTCGATGAGTTCGGGTGTTTTGCGACTAACGCAGTCGTCCTGGGACTCCCCCTCCTGACGGCAGGCGGGGCTCTTGGTCATTGCCGCCCCGAAGTCCACAAAGCTACGAAGCGCCTTGCGGACCTTGATCAGGGATTGCTCGTCGTCAGCAGGGTAGCGATCCAAGAACTTCTGCACATGCATGCGGTCCAGAAGTCCCTCGCTGCACAGCGACTTGACGCCCTCCTCCAGCGCGCTCGGGTTCGCGGGCACGGCCACGATGCTGATCTCCATCAGTTCGCTGCTCGTGAATAGCTGACCATAGGGACCCAGGCCCAGCTTGGAGCGCTGCTCCTTGTCAAGCTGCGCCGCCTCTTTCGGCATAAAGCCCACGCTCGTCGCGCGAATGAAGCCGCGCCGGGCAAGCTGATAGATCGTGTCGGCGAACTCATACGCCTCCTTGGGCGCGAACTCGACATCCGCCGTCAGGCGATCCGGGCCGTAACGACGGCGAACATTGTGGCCGCGCCCGATCGGAGGCACATCCTTGGCCTCGTGCGCCCACAGGATGACCGGGTTCTTCTTGTAGTTGCTCAGGTCCCAGCCCTTGACCGCAATGATGTCGCCGACCCGGTCAGGAGTCTCGTCGCTAACGACATAGCTGATCTTGCGCTGCTCCTCGTTGATCGCGATAGGCTCTTCAGCCTTGATCCGAACCTGAAGCACCTCCGGGTTCGTCTTGATCGCGGCGACGGTGTCAGCACCAAGCTCCTCCATCTGCTTGAGGGTGGCGCGTCCGCCAGCCACAAGGGCAGCGAGTTCACTCTGGGACTTGGTCATGACTTAAGAGGGAAGGGATGCAGCAATGGTTGTACAGCGGCAGTTGACGACCTCGCTAGCCGGTGCAGCCCCACCCTCTCCGGGGTAGGACACTCCGTTGCTAAACAGGTCTCCGACCTGACGAACTTCACCATCGACTCCGGTGCCGATGGCGTGACTGTCGCGCACGACCGAGTCACGCGCACTGAGCCACTGATGGTACTCAATGCCGTTCCTACGCATCTCCTCTACGCGCGCCCCGTTGTAGGCCTTCGTCGTTTCGGTCGCAGCGATGCGGTCGGCACGAGCCTCAAGCTTGAGGATCTCCGCTTCAAGCGCAGACTCAACCTGTGGCAGGGCTTCACGGATGGCCTGCGAAAGCGTTGCAACTGTGCCGACCCCCTCGACCGACATCACTGCGTCCATGATCGCCTTGTGGATGCTCTTCGCCAGGGTGCTCTGAGGACCCTCCGCGAGGTACACCGGCAGATCCTTGTAGAAGTCCACGACGAACGGGTCGTCCACAGTGAGGATCGTCGGGTTGGCCGCGATCTCGCCAGCCAAGACCAGAGCCGCGTCCACCATCTGACGCTGCAGAGGAGCACCGATCGCTCCAGCAAGCTCCTGACCCCAGTACTTAAGCTCGATGCCCAGCAGCCGCGCAATCTCGGCCTCCGTGATGACGGCTTTGATCTTCGACGGCACGCTCTTGGCACCAGCAGCGATGTCGCGCACGCGCTTGCGCGCGAACAGCACCATCTCACGCTGAACGCGCTTTGTTCGACGCTGAACGACGCCCATCGTGGCGTCCATGTTGGTCACGGCCTTGCGCGAATACTCCTCGCGCTGCGCCTCAGACCCCAGCCAGTCCGGCCACTCGCGAGTCTCGGGCACGAACGCGCGCGAAGCCTTGTCCGGGTTGTAGGCCCAGTTCTTCAGGGAGATGTCGCGCTTGCTCGGGCAGCCCTCAGTCACAGGCTTGCCCTTCGGCATGCCCTTCATGCGCGAGACGAAGCTGATAGTGCGGTTCGCATCGCGCATGTCGCGCGCGTTCCACTCCGACTTCTTCTTACGCAGAAGGCGCAGGTTGCGGTTGATCACCGCCGTTGGGTTGAGGCTGGCCTTGCGCGAGCAGGGGTTCTTGCTCCAGCGCTCAAGCTCGGACGCGCTCATGTTCACGGTCTTGCGCCAAGTGGCGTAGACCTCGTTGAGCTTGTCAGGATCAACTGCCCGCTCTTCCTCGGGCATGTCCTCCTCGTCCTCATCAGCCTCGATCTCTTCCTCGTCCGGCTCCTCGGGCTCCTCTTCGGGCTGCTCGCCAGTCACATTGCCCACGAGTCCGGGGTCGTCACCGCTGACGCGGACGAGGTTTGCCAAGACATAGCGGTCGTCGGCACCCTCGATCTCCTGCTCGGTGATGTCCCAGCCGCTCAGACGCGCAGCCTCGGCGAAGCTGCGGTGACCCTCTTGGTACAGCTTGATCGCGCGGTTGACCTTCGCGTCCATGTCCTCGCGCATCGCGCTGACTTCGCTGATGTCGAAGTCGAGGATCAGGCTGGACTCCGTGCCACGCAGGCGACGGATGAACTTGTACTGAAGCTCGTCGGTCAGGAAGTCCAAGTACGGCATGACCGTGGACTCCCAGAAGATTCGGTTCTGCTCGCGAGCCGTAGCGTAGTTCAGCGTCTCAAGCCCGAGGACCACAGGCGGGACGCCGAACATCGAGAGGATTGTCTGCCGGTCCCAGTCGCGGAGCTTCTCGTGCTCCATCGCCTGCGGCGACATACCGATCTCTTGGTATTTGGTGCCCTGCGGGAGGACAGCAGTCTTGCGGTGCTGGTCAGGCCTCCCGTGGGCCTCTTGCCAAGCCTGACTTATGGCACGCTGATCGGCGTCCGTCAGCGGTCCATCGACCGAGAGAACCCCCCCTGGACTCCCCCCATTCTGAAGCAGGGCTTCGTCATAACGGTCGATGATGAAGTCCTTCGCGGCGGTGCGGTAGGCAGCTTGCATCGGCCCCATACCCCGAAGCGGGTTGTATGGGTTCACCTCTGCAATCTGGACGACCGAGTGCACCGGGTACTCCATGTACCCGCCACGCGCCTGGAATCGCCAATGCGAAGGCAGCTTGGTCTTCTCATCCATGACCGCCTCGACAAGATCACCCCGCACGGGCCAGATCTCATCAGGCATGTCGATGGTTGCCATCATCCCCGAGCCAGACACAGCCTCCATCGGACGCATCTGACCATCAGCCCCGCGCTTCAGCAGGATCAGGAAGGTCTCGCCGTAGAGTTGCTGGCTCGTGCAGATCTGCCGAAAGAACTTCCGCTGACTCATCAGCGGGTTCGGCATCTCCAGTAGTTGGAATAGCTTGCTCCGAGTGTCCGTCTCGTAGGTCCCGGCAGACTGACTCTGCAGCCTCGCAGGAACAGCCGAAGCACTACGCCCAATCGCGCTCACCGCCGCATACACCCACGGGTGCTGCGCGTAGGGGCGCTTCATGTCCGGGTCGCCGCCCAGCGCGATCGTCCACCGATACGCGCTGCCCATCCCGTCGTCGCCCATGTAGTGCGACTTGGTCGTGGATGCAGCCCCGTCCCCCCGCCTCTTGTAGGGCGAGATGTCGTCGTCGCGTCCGGGCGCTTCCTCCAGGCGGTGATCCGCCTGCGCCCGCGAGACCTGGGCACTCTCGCGGGAGATCATTGCGCTGGGTGTAACCCTTTGCGGGACAAGGCCATAACGAAAACTCCAGAAAATGCTTGAAGCACTAGATGTTGTTGGCAGGGGGGTTGACTCGCGGGTCGAGAGCGACCTCCATCCGGCGGACGGCGTCCTCCTCTAGCTCTAGCGTGAACCAACGCCGCCCGCAGTTAACGCATTCGCGCTTCCTCCTGACGGTGCTCCGAGTGATCTCGGGCCGCGAGTCTTTCACCTTCGTGTTGAGAGTCCCGCACGAGGGGCACTTGATCGCGCCAGCCATCAGATGAAGTAGATCCTCTTCATAGTGTTCGCCCTCGACAGGCACAGATAGAAGGCGTCCGCGTGGTCCGGCGAGGCACCGTACCTCTGCCGGATCTTCTCCTTCGCCTCCATCTTCAGCATCCCCTTCTCGTTGTACTCAAAGTTCGTCCAGCCAAGCTGCTTCCACAGCGTCTCGCGCCACTGAGTCGGCACGCTGAAGTGCTTGTTGATCAGCCCCATGCGCGCGATCCAGTGCAACTCCGCTCGGCGGTTCAGGATCTTGATGTCCTGACCCACAAGCCAAGCCCAGTCACCTTTCGGCAACGAACCAAAGTCCACAGCGTCCACGCCCCAGCCCTCCTCGCGCATACGGTCCACGACGCCCGCACCCAGGCCGTCCATGTCCACATGCACATCCTTGGGCTGCACATCCCACTGCTTCGCGATCCGCATCGCGTGCTTCGCCGTGTACATCAAGTCATCCGACTGCCACTGCGTCACCGACTCCACACGGCCATCCACCATCACCACAGCCACCGTGTAGTCACTGCCCGTCCGCGCCACATCCAAGCCCATGTGACGCCCGCGCTCGATCTCCGGCTCAATCTCCGCCGTCTCCTCCAACAGCCATGTCGGAATCAACTGGTAGTCGCCGCCGCGCGGAGGGAACTTCCCCAGCACACGCACGAAGTACTGCGGCGAATCCTCGCCGTAGTACTGACGCTGCTCCTCAATCCAGTCACGGCTGATGATGTCCTCGGGCACATCGTGCGCCGCGATCTCGAACCGTGACCAGTTCCCACGCTGGTGACTCTCGAAGAACGCACCATCCGCACGGTTGCCGTTCCCGATCAGCAGCACATAACAGTTCGGGCTGGTCAGGTAACCACGCATAGCGTCGAAGATGTGGTCCGCCACACCCGACGCCTCGTCCACGATCACAAACAGCCCGCCAGGACCTCCCGCCCTCGAACCCCGAGCGTGGAATCCCTGGAAGCGCTCCTCTCGGTCAGTCGAGAGGCCCATCGCGTACCAACTCGGCGAGACATCCAGCCTCGTGGACATCAACTCGCCCTTCAGGCTGTACTTCGCCTCCAAGAACGCCGAACGCACCTCACGCCACAGCAATCCCACTTGGTGCCATGTCGGAGCCGTCGTGATCACGATCGCATCCGGCCTCGTGAACAAGAACCACAGCAGCAAACGACCCGCCCAAGTCGTCTTGCCCGCGCCGTTACAACTCACGACGCTGACACGCTGGTGCTCCACCAGCGCCTTGCCAATCTCAGCCTGCTTCTGCCAAGGCGTCCAGCCTAGGACATGCGTGGCAAACCCAGCCGGGTCGTCGCTGTACTCCGGGTACGGCGCATCAAGCTTCGCCCCCAGCTTCGAGTCCAACTGCTGCCGGACCTGTGCCCAAGACCTCGCTGTCAATCCTCGCGACGATTCTTCTCGCGGCATCCTTGCTCGCCTCCTCCAACACGATGTCTGCAAACCTCGAAAGGACCGCCACTAGATCTCGCGCGTTCAGCGCCGTCGCCGCGTCCAGCCTGATTGACCACGCCTTCTCCTGACGACGCCCAAGGCGCTCCGCAGCACGGGCAAGCTCCTCCAGGGCCGCGTCCTCCCTCACGCCACGCTCCAAGAACTCCAGCAAGTCCTTTAGCTGCGCCTCGAAGTCCTCCGTCCCCGCCGCGTCCTCCAAAGCACGCGCCAGCTTCAAAGCCTCCTTCCGAAACTCCGGCGTGTCGCTCTCCGTCGCACGCTCCGCCGCCTTCTGCACCGTCAAGTCCAGCAGCGCCAGAGACTCACGCAAGTCCATCAGAGACGGATCGTTCTTCGCCTCCTCATACGCCTCGCGGAATCGGCCCAGGCTCTTCGAGTACCGACCGTGCTTGATCGGAGCACCAGGGCTCGCACCACCGTGCAAGCGGCACACGCGGCGGCCAGTCACCACACGCCGACCACAGCGGTTGCCCTCGCGGTTCTTCGCGCAACAACGCCACGGCTCGTCACCGGGCTCGAAACTCGGACCACTGCCCTTCCTCGGCATGCGCTAAATGTAGGGGTTATCGCGACATGGTGCACGGGATATTGTGTGCCGTTTATAGGGAAAGTTCGTGGTACGGGGCTCATAAAAACGGGGGGTAATCATTGCCTGCCCAACGCGCCGAGAAAATCGGGCATGGGGGTATACCCCTACGCCCCTTGGGGTATGTACCTAGGGGAGAACCCCTAGGGGAAAACCCTCGGTCCGCGCGTGTCGCATAATGTCCGTTATGTCGCCCTCCGGCTAGGGGTTTTCCCCAGCGCCGCTAGGGTCAACCCCAGGCCGACCAAGGGTCTCCCCTAGTGGCCCAGAATGGGCCGATCGCAGCGCCCGATTCGCCCATCGAGAACGGCCGTTCCATGCCCGATGCGCCTAGCCCCGAGGGCGATTCCCTTCAGGCCGCCTGAGCGGCCGCGTGAGGCACGTTGTGCCCCGGGCGGCCCTGGAGTCCCGCGAGGCGCCAACGTCGATTTCTAGGTGGATTCCCCTAGCTGACCCCCCTTGTCAATGGGGAGAACCCGAGAACGCGCGGTTTTTTCTGGGGGGCGCGCTCGCACGGCCGGGGCGGGCGCCCCGAGCCCCGCCTCCGGGCCCTCCGCGCCGCCTCCAGGGCCCCGAGGCGTCCACGCCGAGGGCGGCGCCCATGGGCCTCCCACGTTCCCCGAGGGCCTCCCCCTAAGAGGGCGCCTCGCGAGGCTGTATATAAGCGGCAGAAATTCCCTCTCGGTCGCCTAGCGTAAACCCTTCCAGCGCCTAGGGTTACGTCGATTCGAGGCACGTTATCTCGGATTCTGCCCCCAAGGCCTTGCGGCACAACGTGCCGAAGCTACCTTTTGGGGGCGCCGAGA